ATATTGGAAACCCCTGCCGATACCACCATCGTTGAGGTTGTGGCCCAGTTTACATTGTTATAACTTTCTTCCAAGTAAAGAGTTCCGGATTGGTCAGCAAGAACCCAAACCCTCATATAGCCATCCGGTAGCTCTTGTTCAGGCCTGTCAACAACGGGTGAAGAATACGTTGCATTGGCGGCCAGCAAGTCGCCTATCCCTCTGGTTGTGTCCACTAGAACCATGGGAATATTTCCATCAACGGGGTATACCGGAATAGAATTTTTATCATCAGTGACTAATTTTACCTCACGCCCTTGTGCATCACTTAGTCGAGACATTTGCTTTCCCCCTTTTAGCTATTGGTTTCTGTTTTACTGCCTTAACTTCTCTTTGCTCTAAGCCCTTCGCGATTGGGCTTAGGACTGCGAGAAGTTGAGACAACAAGTCGTTTGAAGAGTTGTGATTTTCGATCACGTTTGAAACGAGGACGTATAATAGCTCGTTTGTTTTTCTTGATTCTGTGCGGATGTCGTAGAGTAGTTGGCGTTCTGTTGTTGAGGTGTCTATCTGAGATTCTTGCAATTAATTCAACTCCTAAAAAGAAGAGGGCGATTAAGCCCCCTATAGTGCTGTGTAATATATTTCGTAAGTGCCAGCAAGCCCTGCTGTTGCTCCACCAGCTACCATCGAACCAGTTACCCACTTACCGGATGCCAGTCGCTTGAATGGCTTACCATTTGTTCCTGCACTTTCATCATTGGTAAAGATGCCTGTTGCGGCAGCAATATCTTTTCCATCAATTAGGGTATCGCTAGAGGTTGTTGCATTGGTGGCAGTAGTACCAACGTCAATGGAACACGCTCCGGTAGTTTTGGTCGTGACATTTAGGACTACATGCTGGACCAAAATTGCTCCTGCTTCTGGATTTGCCCATGCGAATATCCCTCCGCCTGTGTCGACAGCCGCCAACGCTCCGGTAACTTTCTTCATGGAACGATTAAGTTCTGTGGCGGTTGCTGTTATTGGTACGCCTCCCATAGAGAAAGAATTTGCGTCTATGATGGTAAAGTTACTAATTCCTTCGGTCATGTTGTTACCTCCTCAAAAAGATAAGGCGAGTATTTCTACCCGCCTAGTTGACTAGAATGAGCTTGCACCAGCAAGACCAGGTGCGGAACAGAGAATAGATTTCCACGAGTTACAAGCAGCGGCATAACGACTTCTTCCTTGGAAAACGTTGGAATCATTTGTATTATCTATGAAACTCTTCGTAGTTAAGGGGATGCGATCCAACCAAACTAAAGCTTGATAGGCCTCATTATACGCGGAGTCCATAAGAATCCAAGATTCTGCCCCTGCGGTTGTACCTGCGAGTGCGGTAAGATATGGACTTACCACAATATTCCAGCGATTGAAGTGTATCGATGTCGCAAGGTTAGCAGATGTCGGGTTCATGTCGGAGCCGATGGCCTCGTAAACGAGCTTTTTGATACTTGCTTTATCAGGAATAATGATTGTATCCGGGGTACAACTCAAAAGGTTTCCGTCATCATCTTTAAAATAGTGCATTTTTTCTTCAGCATACGACAAATTATCGTAACTAAATGCTCCATTGTACAGATTAGACTGAGCCGCAGTACCGCCAGTGATTGAAGGATGGTCAGTCGCAAACATTGCTTTACCGTCTCCACCCGCAATATTAAACGCCTTTCCTCCGAAGGTCATGGTTGTCAGGTTTCCGTTGTTGAGGATTCCAGCCCCGAAGAGTTCCCTTGTTCTATTGTGGGAAAGCATAAAGGCAGAAGCCCGACTCTTTACCTTTCCGAACTTGGCATCTTCGACCATCTCCTGAGTAACTGCGAATTGATTACGCCAAGTCTCAGGTTCAATTACCTTCGAGTAACCTTCTTGCATAGAGGTTTCAGGATACTTGCCACTCTCACCAGTAGGTTGGAAGTTACTGAGTGACGTTTCACTAGTGTACTTATTCGCGAAATCCTTAGTCTCATCCATGTAGAAAACTTTGTCAATGATGCTCATCTTTTGGAACGCCTCTTCAGCTTGTTCTAGCATCATCTTGATAGGTTCTTGTGATTTTCCAAAGATCGAATCATTAATACCACTTGCTTTACTAAAAATCATTTCCTTCACTCCTTAAAATTTCAATAAAAATAGGACCCCTCGTTTCGAGAAGTCCTTACCGGTTTAATTCACTAACTTAGCGTCTGAAATACCCTTTAATATTCGAGGTCGTAGTCGCCCCATCAGTCGCGCTAATCTCAAACGCGCCACTCGAAGTTGTTGCTGTGGTTAATAGCCCATCAGTATGCAAAGTAACCTTCGCGCCGATCAACGTCGCAGCCACAGTCGCCATACTTTGCGTAGAAAACTCAATCAGCTCAGTTACCCTAATAACAGGCAATGGAGTAACAGAAGTAGCCTCAGCAGTCCGACTAGCTACTGCGATAAACTCCGGCGTTGCTGTAGCCGCACACTTTGTCAATCGTCCAGACGTTTGAGATAACGCCTCACCCAATGTTGCCCCTTCGTTATCGGTCAAAAGATAATACTCATAAGGCGGTTGCGCCCCTTCCAGATGTCCCACTACTTTAAATGCCAATTTAACTCACTCCTTATTTTTGCGAAGCCTTATAATGCTTCTTGTACTCATCCATTGACTTACCTGGATTAAACTTCTTGTACATCTCCATAACATCATCCGGAATCCTCACCGTATCCCCTTCGACTCCCTTACCATTACCCCTCACATGATCCTTCGACTGAATGTTGTTCAGCGTGGCTTGTTTGGCCGCCTCAACCTTCCTCGTCTCGATATTCTTTCTCTCGACAACAAGATAAGCCTCCGGAAGTGTTAACCCTGTACTGCCATTCTTCCACTTACGCCAAACGTCAGGCGGTACATCTGCAACGCCCTTAATCTCGGGATACTCCTTTGTCAATTCATCAAATGAACTGACAAGGAAATTATCTTCCTGCGCCCGAATTGCAGCTTGCTTAAATTCCCTTGCCGCCTGAAGGTCTGGATGTTCATCTACGAGCTTCTTAACCATGTCTGGGTCAATTCCCTTAGACTCATATTCCTGTCGCCTTAGAGCCTCTTCAAATTGCGCTACGTTGTGGATGCCATGGGACTTGCCATATTTCTCGGCCACATCGGCATCGGAGAACACACCGTATTGCCCGAACTTCTTGGCAATCTGAATATCCCTTTGATGTTGCGCTTCGACCTCTGCCACTCGACGTTCTGCCGCCTCTGACTTCCGTCGAAGTTCAGCGTAGGCTCTGTCTTGTTCAGGGGTTTGTTTGGGCTTGGTGTCTACCTCAACATCCGACTTATCGGTCGTTCCTTCACCTTGGCCTGTGGACTCTGTGGAATCTGTCGATGTTTCTGTCGAGGTATCCGTGTCTGTGGTTGTTTCCGTTGAAGTTGTTTCTTGTAGTGGGGCGACTTCACTACCTCCGCCGCTATCTAACTCATCCATCATTGGACGTAAGTGTCTTAGTTTGAAAATAAACATTGTCAATCTCCTTTTGAGTATCCGCACTCCTGCGTATTGCATCTATAAGGAAGATGACCCTTGCCCCAAATTAGGCAAAAGAAAAGGTATACCTATGGTGATTAGGTATACCTTGGTAAACCATTTACTAATGGAATACCTTATTTCCCTGAACGAAGGTCTTTGCCGGTTGACTTCTTAGGCGCAGCATTCTTTTTGTCCATGTTGGTTGCCTTGATGTACCCTGCGCTGTTTTGTGGAATTTTCATTTTCTCTGCCATTGCTACCACCTCCCTTCGTTAAAAATGGGCATAAAATAAGAACCTTCTCGGTTCGTCAGTTGGCTATTCGACTATTTGCCAATCACCAGCAAGGCAATCATTGATGGATGGAACCCATGTACTTACGGTTCCATTGACGTTTTTGATCGCTAGATAGGCATTGTAAAGCTGTATCTCCGAATTCTTTCTTAGCTACTTCCGTTTGCGAAGGATAGCAGTTAGGAGGTACATAATAAATGAACATTCCTTCTCCATTCCGCCCAAGACGAGCAACCTTGTTCCCCTTTCTAAGCGCCTCAATTGCAAGCCCAAATGTTAGTTCGTCCGTCTTGCGATAAGCATCATCAAATGCATCACTTGGCGACCAGCTAATGTAATCATCGGAATATTTAACGAGATATCCTTCCTTTTCAGGATTCTCATCGTCAGGAATCTCCCACCCCTTGAACTTGTTATAGTCACCTAGATTCATGGGTTTAGCCTCAATAATATTCACGCCAATATACTTTTTCATTCCTAACACTTCCCCTTTTTCGTTCCGCTTTTCTTTCCCTTACCAGGCATAGGAATCCCGGGCATACTCTTGGATAACATAATGTCAATCTTGACGGTTGGCTTTTTTCCGTTAATCGGCGATGGTTCTTGCCCCTTCTTCATGGGACCCCCAACCATTTCCCCCGAACTCCCAATACTATTCTTAGATTTGAAAGTTGATTTCTTTAGCATCGTTATTTCCCTCCTTGATAAAATTGGTTACAGGATAGGCGTTGACAAATCCCTTTGCCAAAATCTCCATTGTCCTCTCATAATAAACATTCATTGTGTTATCAAGGTTGGTATTTGTGGATTCATCCTTAACGAAATCAAGTATTCCGGTTGCGTGATAATGCCAATCGTCCGTAATGATATGGTACATTTCGTGAATAATAGCTTGATACCAGTCTTCCTTAATTTGAACGTGGTCAGTATTTAGGCTAATCATTGCGTACTTTAGTTTTCTATTTCTCATGCAACAGGCTACATCGTTTTTACTGCCCGATTCTTCTTGCATTTCAAGCTTAGTAATTAACGATAGGTCAATATCCCAATCCTGAACACGCATAATTTTTGCGAGTGACTTTACAATTTCTTCAAGCTTTTCTTTTTGAGGTAACAATTATTATTGACCTCCCTGCATCATTAACTGTTGAATAATTTCAATCTTCTTCTCTTCCGGTAACTGAGCAAACGCTTGTCGTTCCTCTTCGCTCATATGTTGCATGGCTTGTTCTAGGACTTCCTGAACTTGTTGCTGAGGGTTTATGTCGCCTTGTGGTCGTTGCGTCTCCATAGGCTGTTCTGTGGCTTGTGGTGGCATTCCTTGCGGTTGTGCAGGTTGTTGTGGTGTTGCTTTAGGTTGTGGCATTTGTAATATCTGTCCCATTTGTTCCGGCTGTCCTCCTTGCGACTTAATGCCCATCTTGCCTAACATTTGGGATTGAGCGTCAGGCATTAAGTCCTCGTAGTTAATGGATACCTTAGCTTCAGGTTGTGCGGGTGGTGCTTTTGCCTGTGCTTCGAGTTGCTTGTTAATGCTATCAAGAATCACTTTAGCATTAGGGAATTTCTGCGCTACAAGTTGCGTCCACAGAACAACAGAAGCTGGCCCTGGATTATATGCCCCATACTTCAACATTTCTGTCGCCTGATTGAATAACCACATCTTGTCTCGCGGCAATCCCATTCCTGCATCAGCCTGAAAGATAAAGTCTGTGTTGTAGTAGAGTTCACCCGCTTTGTCTCTGACTAAGAAAGCATATTTATTGAAGTCGCCGAATGAATCCTGCCCATTAGCATCCTTTGTCACAAAGGGTCGAAGCTCATCATAGAAAGCAAGTTTGAACTCGAACATTATTTCGTAGAGTTGCTTGAACGCTGCGTATTTATTTGATTCTTTTGAGCGCAATCTGCCACTAGCTTGCTGTACTTGAATCTGCTTTGCTAGTCCGGATACTGCGGTTGAGTCTGATTTTCCTTGGTAGGAGTTTGTTATGCCGAGGGTTGACTGCGCTGCCTTGTATTGTTGTTGAGCAAAGGAGAGGTCATTACTAATATTTGCGGATAGGTTCTTTACGTTGAGTGCATTCAACTCAGACTGAGTGCCCCTAATGATTCCGTATAGCTCATTGGATAGATTAAACCTATGCCCGTCTAAAGCTGTGACTACAACTGAACCGCGTAAAATCTTTTCCTCAATGGTGGAAACAACTTTTTTATAAGCGTCCTGTTGATCACGGATAACATCCACATCAGATTGACCACCAAATGCGAAGTTGAGGGGGATGTTTTCCCGAATGATTAGGGGGTAGCGAGTCGGGGTGAAGTAGGGAACTTTTGTTCCTACAGGCAGGACTTCCCCGGGTTGTCCATTGACGGACGAGAGAGTTACTTCTGTGCCGAGTTCTTCAAACTCTTGAATCTTGCCGTTGATGCGCCTTGCGTAGAAGTTTTCCATATCCTCAAGGATTTCGTCCTCGCACCAAACGAGCTTAGATACTTCGCCATCATCATTCTTGTACCAGCACACTATCTCTGTCACCATGTCGGGGTTATTAGGCTGCGAAGTGTTACTGACAAGGCTAATGTTGGGGAATTGTTCGCCTACGTTTTCGAGATCCACATCGTATCTCTTTTTGATGTAGTTCTTCGTGACTGAGGATAAGATAAAGAAGTAGTCCATGGCCTGTAGGGAAAAAACTCCGGGTTGTGGAACGATTCGTTTAGGATGAATCGACTCTATTTCCAATTCCCCTCGGTAAAGATGATGTTTAAAGTCGGGGTTCCAGCCTACGAGCATTGCCGAGTAGCCCTGTACCGGGGTTATGCGCTCGTTAACATCGTTGATGGCCGTCATGCCAAGTTCCGTTATGTCTGAGGTCAAGGAATCCTCAATCATCATCGCTTGAGCTTCATATCCTGGGAGCTTTGTTCGAACTGAGGGTTGTGGGATTGTGGAGTCAACCCCTGTTTCTATGAACTCTAGGACTAGGTTGACTACGTTGTTCGCTTGCTTGCGCTTGCCATTAGATGTACGGGCATTCACATTACCATCAACGATCTTTGTACCAAGGTATATGGCTTCTCGCTCATCTCTAATTGCCTCGTCGATGCCGGCGCGCGCCTCACTAAATTTGTCCTGGAATTTTTTCAGCTTGGCTTGCTGTTCTGATTCTTCTTTCATGGAAAGTTTTTTATCTTTCAGCTTTTTCACCACCTTTTTACCGAAGTCCTTTATTGCATCAATCAATTGCATCACTTCCTTTTGGGGAAAATAAAAAGAGGCCCACCCCTCAGTTAAGAGAGATGGACCTCAAGGGCCTCTAAGGTTAAATCATACTTCCGCAAGAACAGAGAATAGTATCTGCTTCGCAATCCTCCGTATAGGATATTAATATATTGTCCTTAATATCAGATTCTTTAGCGTAGCGATTCCATCCGAACCCCTTAAAGTAGTCGCTCATGTTTTTCTCAGTCAGGACTACTTCATTACCACACTCGTTACATTTTACGGTGAATCCTTTACTTACTTTCGGTTCAGGCGGTATTTCTTTTTCTTTTTCTTTTTCGATTTGATAGTCCAGATCCTTAATCATATTAGCTAGATCATCTTTTGTTACTTCATTACCCATTATGTTCATCATCGACACTCCTTCGGTGTTCTATTTTTCGTTTATTGTACCGCATCTTGGGCATTTAATCTCAGCCTTACCATCTACTTTGCCGAGTAGTTTATTGCATTTTGAGCATCGAAACTCTTGCATTGGTTTTCTCCTTTATTTAGCTATTTGCTCAGGTAACTTAAATTTATCTGCCCACGTTTTAGGATCGATTGTTAGTTTGGTTGGTTTTGTGACCATTACTAGCGATCCAGTGTCTAGTCGGTATTCGATTACTAACATTTTAATTACCTTCCAATCTTAGAAAGGATATACTCCCTCATTTTAGGATCAGCCCTTTCAATGTCTTCTAGTATATCGTCTGGTAAATCCTTATAGTTACGCGTCACTTCTAATTCCGTTTTATTACTGTGATGGGAAATTAATCCATATCCAACGGAATCTGCCCAATGGTCATAGGTACACTCCATATATTTTTCAGGGTCACGCTCATCAATAAGTAATTGTGGTAGAGTCTCGATAATCTTCTCACATGTACTAAATATCTTTACCCTGCTAGTCATTACCTCGGCGTTTTCATCCCAGTATGGTTTTAGATACTCGTGGAATGTAGCCTTTCTAAACATTCGGTCAGTTACCGCTCTTAGGCAATCATTAACCCCACCTTCAATATAGAAGTCGATAATGGATTTACCCTGTGGCGTATTTGTACTTTTGGTGAGAGGATGAACGGCCCATGCGTCGTGACCTACTACAGTAAAGCCAATACGCTCTGACCCGCTCTTTAGTGTCACTTGTTTTGCTTGATCCGAGTAGCTAACCTTTGGGTCTTTAGGTTCCCTTGTGTATTCCCTATAAACATAAACCGTTCCGAACTCATCGACAGCAAACCAATACCAAGCGAACGGGTCCGTATAGCCATTATCAGCAGAACGCCAACGCCGCCAGTGGTCAGGAATTTTGAAAGGTGTTACAACATGCAAGTCATAACTAAACTCGGGAAACGCCACACCCTCGGCGGCAGAGAACGCTTCTTCAGGGGTATTCGGATATTCTTCCTTTGTCTTCTGTTCTCCTAAATCCTTCTTCGTTTGCTCGTACCATTCTTGAGTTCTTCGTGGGTCCGTATTCCATGGAAGAAAAACTCTCTCAAATGTGTTTACACCTTGAGTCGCCTTTCTCCATATCTCCTCAAACAATGTCATTCGTTTTGCCGTGGAAATGCCTATTACCTTACCGCCTGTTGGCCTATTGATAGTTGGGTATGCCGCAGCCCATATGCTTTCTGCCCATTGTTGAAATGCCCACTCATCAAGAATAACCAAACTCGCCGTTAATGACCGTCCAGAATCTTGTGCAGAAGTTAATGAATTAAACACGCTCGGCTCTTTTCCGGGGTGATTGATTATGACTTGAAGTGTAGTCGCTTCCCATGTAGGACCGTTCCATTTACCTGCTGTTTTCTTTTCTCTGATCATTGTGTCCGGAAGGTATTTTAAGATAAATCCGATACGCCTTGTTAATTCCTTAGCGTCTTCTTCACGCTTCGACATAGCGACTACAGCATATCCACATAGGTGTACCAAGCCCCAAACGGCATAAGCTAAGGCCAGCCAAGATAATCCCATCTGGCGGGCCTTCAATACGATGTTCAACTTGTTTTTAATAAAACTATTCAACGCCTCAATTTGTCCTGCCCATAAAGTAAAAGGAACCGCTAACTCAACAGCGTCTCTATCTTCTATCTTGACGAACTTCTCTATAAAGTATTGGCAATCTCTTCTGGCGAGTTCAGCCTGTATTACCTGCAAGCTCGGCAAATCACTCTGCTTTATCTTAGGCTTAGACACAGCATCATCAGCCTTTACCTTCTTAATTTTAACCTCTGCCATTTGTCATCACCTCACCATTCAAAATCCGCAAGCAATCCAACCGCTATGGCACCCTTTTCATCACCACACTTCTCTCCGCCCCAGAACGTACATGAAGCGCAGTTTGTTTTATCATATGTAGGGTCAATAGCATCAAACCTCTTACATGCTCTGTTCTCAGACATAATTTTCACTCCTGAAATAGCTTGTACTTAACGTTGGTTGATACGTTTAACGATACGTCAGTTGACTCATTACCTGTCCTTAACGATGGACAAGGTTGAAACGTGGTAGAATCAAGGATTTTGAAATGGAAGAAGGGGCTTAGGAGGAAAGTTAACGCAAATTACCCTGCAGGAATGATATAGCCACTAGCCCCCAGAAACATAATGCCATCGCCGAACATAATCCAATGCCAATTATTTGAAATTTATCACTAAATAAAAATTGCTTCATTCGTTTACAACCTTCAACCTACCACGCCGAATACCAGCAACATCCTCAGTATACTCACTTCTTGTCTTCTCGGATGGCTCACAAACCGTGTAAACACTTTGGTTTTTCTCAGCCTTCATGTTCTCGTCATAGGTCGTAATGTAAATATTCACAGCACCTATTACTAATTCGTTTTTCCGCACAAAATCAATAAAGGCTTGTCCTATTCGTTCAGGTGTCATTCCTTTTTCAAATTTGATTCGCACTCTATTTCCCTCCCCTTGCCGAACAATTTCCCAATCATTTTGTATTTTTTACCATCATAAGAAATTAGCTTTAATTCTTCGAGTTTAGAGATAAGCCTTCTAGTTGTGGAATCGCTAATCTTTAACTCCTTAGATATGTCCTTGCGCTCCATGAACTTTCTTCGCTTGCCAGTTCCGATAACTAAACTTCCATCGTGCCATTCGATATAAGTCGCCAAGTGCATACACATACCTGCATACTCATAACTCAATTTATCCTTTGGGTATTTACGTATTTCACTAATGTACAGCTTTGCGTATGTGAGCTTGTTTCCTGAACTCTTAGGCTTAGGTTTTATTTCTGGTTCGACAACTATGTTATTATCTAAAATCTTTGGCGGCTTAGGTGGGTGGTATTTATTAAAGAAGTTATAAAGAACTGCGTCAGTGTCCGGGTCAGTGATGGTTATATGTTCCCTTCCCGAACCCAATCTTTCTCTTCCGAACATAGCGGGCATAAGAGCTGCGTTAACATCTCTTTGGAAATATTTCACCGCTTTTTCATCCACTTTTACCACCTCCTAGCCCTGTCAAATTTGAAAAGTTAAATAAAACGCTGTATCCCTTATGTACCAACGGTTTCAGGGTTTATTTTT